CAGACCTAGATGAGTTTCTTGATGCAAAATCAGACCCAGCAGAGGCTGCGGCAAGAACTATCAAAACACCATTTGGCGAGGTTCCAATATCATTTGATATGGCTGGATATTTGCTGCAATCAAAGCAACCAACAGGAAACTTGCTTGGACGCATATTGCCTGAAGACCCAGTTGGATTTCGCAGAGATGCGAATAGGCCGTTGGAAGAAAGTGCTGATTTACGCAAAACCATAGAGTTCAAAGTTGCATTAAACGAATACTACGGCGTTCAAAATGACGCATACAACGACTGGGCAAAAGCAGAGGGCTTTACTGGCGTAACAGGTTACTTCAAAAGAAAGATGAACTTGCCCCGCCGACAGTTTAACGAACTTGTTGCTGATGCTGTTGAAAGTCCAGAGTTGCCGTTTCACCCCGCTGTTCGCCGTGCTGCCGACAATGACGCAAAGATAAAGAGAGATTTGTTAAGGAAGGCACAGGCGGCTGGGGTCAAAGGTTTTGAGGAAATACCAGAAGACCTAACTTACTTCACTCATTTATGGGATGGCTTTAGGTTTGTAAATGCTAACGCGAGGTACAGTGAAGATGTTGTAAAAGATTTGCTGACCCGTGCGCTTGTCAATGGCACAGAAGATATGAACGAAGAAGCGGCAAGAATGATTGCTGCAGCTATGCACAAAAAAATAACCGATAGCGGTATGGGTTTAGATTCTGGCGCAGCGCGTATGTTTAATTCCAGCCAAAAAGATGTAATCAAAGATATTCTTGTAGAAGAAAACTTTATGTCTGTGGATGAAGCAGATAGACTGATGAAGCTGTTTGATGTAAAGCCTGACGGCACCCCAGCCCGTGCAAGACGCAGATTAAAGTTTGATATGAAGACCACGGTATCTGCTGTAAATAGAGAGACTGGTCAAACAGAAACATTCCGTCTAAAAGACTTGCAAGAACGTGATGCTGAACAGGTCTTTACTTCTTATGCTGGTGGAATGTCTGGTCGCATTGCGTTGGCAAGAGTCGGCATTAAAGATGAAACTACATTCAACAGAATGTTGCGCGACAACATAAAAGAGGCGCAAGAGATTGGTGGACTAAAGGCTGTGCAACGTGCTGAGAAAGAAAACCTGGTAGCACAGACTTTATTCAACGCAATTCTAAATAGGCGTATGCCATTAGCGGCAGACCCTACCAGCACATACGCAAGGGCTGCTAGGCTGCTTCAGGATTATAACTTTCTAAGACTTATGAACCAGGTTGGGTTTACCCAGCTTGGTGAGATAGGTAATGCTATATCTATTGGCGGGTTTAGAGGTATTCTTCAACAAATCCCAGAGATGCGGCGCATGTTAAAACGTGCAAAGAACGGTGAGTTGGATGACCCGACATTACGGGCTATTGAGGCGGCAACAGGTGTTGGCACAGACCGTAGAGTAAATCAGGCGATGAACCGTGCTGATACTATAGACGTTTTCAGTGAGGGCCGTGGTGACTGGATTGACAAAGCATTGTTTATGCTTGCACCAGCCAAAAGGATTACAGCGGATATATCTGGTATGGCACCTATCACACTAGCATTAGAAAGACTTTCTATAAGAACTGCTGCACAGGTCTTGACTGATGTTGCCTTTCAGTCAAGAAAGTTAAGCCAGAAAAGATTGGCTGGGCTTGGTTTGAGTAAGGAAATGTCTGGTAGAGTATTTAGCCAAATCAGGAGTCACGCACTTACAAAGAAGTCTGCACTTTTTAGAAACAAGAAGTTACGCGATATTAACACGGATGCTTGGGATGATGTTGAAGCAAGAGATGCTTTTATGCTTGCGTTAGCTAGATGGACTAAACGGGCGATTCAGCAGAACGATGTTGGCAACTTAAACATATACATGACATCGACAATGGGTCAGATTGTTTCACAGTTCCGTACATTTATGCTTGTGTCTTGGTCAAAGCAGTTCTTACACAATGTAAAGGCTTTTGATGTTCGCACTTTGCAAACATTTCTTTTTTCGACAGCTTTTGCAAGCATACCATATATTGCGCAAACTCAGGTCAACGCGCAATTCAGGGACGATAAAAAGAAATATCTTGATGAAATGCTAGACCCAGTAGCAATAGCAAAGGCATCATTTCAAAGAAGTTCTTGGGCATCACTATTTCCAGCTTTAGTGGATACTGGTGCTATGTTTTACACTGATGACCCAGTGTTTGCTTACCGTTCAAGTGGGTTGGATACAAACCTTATTACGGGCATCCCAACAGTTCAGTTGATTAGCAAAGGATTGGCATCAGCACAGGCTGTATCGAGGTCTGCACTAAACCCAGATTTGCAGTTTTCTCAGGGACAGCAGCGGGCGTTCAATACTTTATTACCTTGGCAGAACGCTATAGGCATAAAGAACGCATTGAACAAGCTGGTAGAGATGAGGCCGGAAACTACCAAGTAGGTAGCAACAAAGCAAAAAATGCTGTATATATATGCTAGGAGTTAAATATGACAGTTAGCAGTACCACAACTAAGAACAGTTATGCGGGTGATGGCAGCACCACCGCGTTTTCGTACACGTTCAAGATATTTGACGAGGACGACATCACGGTTGTTTTGCGCAACAACTCTACTGGTGCTGAAACAACTCAGACCATTACCACAAACTACACTGTGTCTGGCGTTGGCAATGCTGGTGGCGGCACTGTTACCTTTGTAACAGCCCCACCCACAGGCAATACTGTTGTTTTACTGCGGATTACACCACTTACGCAGCTAACTGACTATACGCCGAATGACCCATTCCCAGCAGAGTCACACGAAGATGCGCTTGATAAGCTGACCTTTATTACGCAGGAACTGCAAGAAGAGGTGGGGCGTTCACTCAAGCTGTCACAGACTAACGAGATTGCCACTGCTGAGTTTACCACTGGTGCCACCGCCCGCGCTAACAAGATACTTGGGTTTGACGCAGACGGTGACTTGGCTATCTTCCAAGAGATTGGCACATTCAAAGGTTCAGACGCCACAACGACCACGGCTGACTATGTTGAGCGTGACATTGTTAAATCAACCACTGCCGCCCAGCTAGATAACGTATATATCGCGCTACAGGATTCGCCTACTGGCACATTGCTAACAAACACAACCTACTGGGCATTGCTGGTGGACGCTGTATCTGCCGCGACATCAGCGACAAATGCTGCTGCTAGTGCTTCTGCTGCTTCGACATCAGAAACAAATGCGGCAACTAGCGAGACGAATGCTGCTGCCAGCTATGACAGTTTTGATGACAGATACCTTGGTGCAAAGGCGTCTGACCCAGCATTAGATAATGATGGTGATTCACTGATTACTGGTGCTTTATACTTCAACACCACAGATGGCGACATGCGGGTCTACAATGGCAGCGCGTGGATTAACGTGGTGTCATCACTGGGTAATCTGGCTAACATTGTTGAGGATGCAACACCCCAGCTTGGCGGTGATTTGGACATCAATGGGCAGTCTATTGTCTCTACGTCAAATGCAGACATTAATATTACGCCAGACGGTACAGGTAATGTTACGCTTGGCACACTGGCATTTGATGCAGACCAGACAGTGGGTGCTGGTCAGGACGATTATGTTCTAACTTACGATAACGCATCTGGTACTATTTCGCTTGAAGCCTCTGCTGGTGGTGACGTTGTAAATGATTTAACACCGCAACTTGGCGGTACACTTGATGTAAATAATCAACTTGTGCAGTTTGCCGATAGTACAGGTGCTACAGATAACCGTCTGCAACTTGGCACAGGCCAAGATATGCAACTGTACCACGATGGTACAACAAACAAGATTGACACATCTGCGGCACAGGAACTGCATGTAAACAGTGACGATGTGTTGTTCTATGATAACTCAGGCACAACACGCACTGCCATTGTATCGCCTGGAAGCACAATGAACTTTCAGCTATACGACAGCACAGGCACAGTCCGTGTATTTGCTGTTAATGGTAGCGGCAATGAGTTCCATCGTAGTGTTTACATCCAAGACCAGAGAAGCCTTGGCTTTAAAGAAGATTCCGCAAATGGAAGCAATTATGTTGGATTTCAGGCACCAGCTTCTGTTGCGGCAAACGTAGTATGGACATTGCCTGACGCAGACGGAACAAGCGGTCAAAGACTGCAAACAGATGGTTCAGGCACTTTAACATGGGCAGATGAACAAGACCCAACAGCATTAGCATTTGCGATAGCGTTAGGATAGAACAATGGCAAATTCATTTTTATCAGAAACAGATACAGCTATAGGAACATCAGCGGCAAGTGTGCTGACTTGTGGCGCATCTACACAGACAACTGTGATTGGCATGAGTATCGCTAACATCGTTACTAGCCAGATTTTAGTAGACGTACAGCTTGACGCATCTAGCCGCACAAGCGGTGCAGAGGATAGCGTATACCTTGTAAAAAGCGCACCGATTCCTGTTGGCGGCAGTTTGGTTGTTGTTGGTGGCGACCAGAAAGTTGTGATGGAACCGGGTGACGTTATCAAGGTTACATCAGACACAGCGTCATCAGCAGACGTAGTTATTAGCCACCTTGATATTACATAAGGATTAGCCAATGGCATATCTTGGATTATCACCAGCAGTACAAACCACAGCAATGGACTATCAGGACTTGACTGGCGGTACTGGTACTGGCTTTACGCTAGACCATCCTGTAGCTAATGCTTCAGAGATTGAGGTGTTTGTAAACAATGTTCGTCAAGAACCAACGGTTGCCTATACTGTTGCAGGCACTAGCTTAACTATGACTGGCAGCATTGTAGCTACGGATGATTTCTATGTAGTGTTTCAAGGTAAAGCCCTTGTAACATCTAGCACTGGTGGCGGTGACATTGTCACCAGTGCGGCAAAAGCTTGGACTAATTTTAATATGGTCACGCCAGTTATAAATGATAGTTATAACACCAGCAGTATTACTGATGTTACGAGTGGACAGTTTCATGTACTTCACACAAATAATATGAGTAATACAACATACGCACCAACTGGTGTTTCTAATAATTATGGCGGTACTACAAATTTTGGTGGACAAGCAGATACAGCAATTGGTATAGCCGCAGGAAGTTTAACATTGGGAATTGCTACTACTGGATACGGGTTTGCCACATATGATTCTGGTTATGTTGATGCTGCACAAAATCAATCAGTTGTTCACGGAGACTTAGCATAATGCAGACACCAGAGTTTCAAGGCACTCACCTGTTTGACCGCCTGTGCTGGGCAAAGGAAAACCTAGATGGTGTGCAGTCAGACTATCGTGTAGTCTATGAGGACAGCATTGATGAGTGCGCCAAGATACTTGTGCCTGACCCTAACTGGATGGCGTGTGCATTGCAGGGCGGTATCCTACCACCTGTGTGGGTGTACTGGGAACTGGCAAAGGATGAGGCACAGCCTGACTTCAAGAAGCACACACGGGGTTATTTGCTGCACAACACTGAACCAATGCCAGCGATGACTGAGGAAGAAGCAATCGAATATCTAATTCAAAAGGATGTGCCACAAAGCGTCTGGCAGAATTGGGATAGCGGCAACAAGCCGAAAATGGTAATCTGCCGCAAGGGGCAGCTGCCCACAACTAGAGAATGGCGCAACTCGTGGCGCATATCTGATGACTTAGAATTAGCCGCATAGGAGATTATAATGGCTGTTACAACTTATATCGTGGATAAGGACGGTAATCAGATTGATGCGTCAACTGCAACCGTCCCAGCAAGCCGTGACTTTCGTGGTGCTTGGACATTGTCCGGCAGCGTGATTAGCGAAGACTTGGCAAAGGCAAAGGAACTATTTGCTGACAAGGTGCGTGAAGCCCGTGACCCACTGCTTGAGGCATTGGACACCAGCTACATGAAGGCACTGGAAACTAGCGCAGACACCACACAGATTGTGGCTGATAAGCAAGCACTGCGTGACGCACCGACTGCTGGCGACAGCGCAACAACTATTGCAGAACTCAAGGCAGCTTGGCCTTCATGTTGTGGTGATAGCCAATACGCATAAGGAATAACACATGGCATACATAGGTAAATCCCCAACAGGAACTGGCGTAAGGCAACGCTATTACTTCACTGCTACTGGTGGTGAAACGTCACTGTCTGGTACAGATGACAACGGCCTGACGCTAGTATTTAGTGATGGCAACTATGTAGATGTGTCACTGAACGGCATAGCCTTGGTTGCTGGCACTGATTACAACACTAGCACAGCTAACACTATCGGTGGCCTGTCTGCCCTATCTGCAAGCGACATTGTTGAGGTTGTTGTCTATGACATCTTTACTGTAGCTGACACGGTGTCTGCCGCAAATGGCGGTACGTTTAGTGGCAATGTTACTGTCAATGGCACGATGACCGCCACATCATTTAGCGGTGATGGTTCATCGCTAACAGGCATTTCTGCTGGTGCTATTTTAGGAGAATATTTAGTTGCAGGCGGTGGCGGTGGTGCTGGTGGCACAGGCGGTCTTAATGGCGGCGGCGGTGGCGGTGCTGGTTCAGTAATAACTGGCACTATACCGCTTAATTCTGGAACATCATATACTGTAACCGTGGGTGCTGGTGGTGCTGGTGGAAGTTCAGCTAGTGGCTCATCAGGAAGCGACAGCGTATTTGGTGCTGTAATAGCTTATGGCGGCGGTTATGGTGGTGGCCTCAATAATTTAGGTGGTAATGGCGGTTGTGGCGGTGGAAGTTGCACCAATAGCGCATCTAACAGCAGAGGTGGTAACTCAAGCGCATATGGGACAGTTGGCGGTTATGCTAATATGTCCTCAACTTTTCAAGGCGGTTCTGGTGGCGGCGGTGCTAATGAAGCTGGTGCTGACAGAAATAATACAGCAGGTGGCACAGGTGGAGATGGTTATCGTTCTCTAATTACTGGCACATCCACCTATTACGGTGGTGGCGGTGGCGGTGGCGTAGACACACGCTATGGCGGCGGTTTGAACGGTGCTGGCGGTCTTGGTGGTGGTGGTGCCGCCATTCACTCAACAACTGGTACTGCTGGAACAGCTAACACAGGCGGTGGTGGTGGTGCTGGAAATACCAATGGTGGTGCTGGCGGTTCTGGTGTGGTTATTCTTCGCATACTTACATCACAGTATTCTGGCACGACCACAGGTTCACCAACGGTGACAACAGATGGTGACTTTACTGTTATTAAATACACAGCATCAGGGAGTTATACAGCGTAATGGCACACTATGCGAAAATAATTGATGGTGTTGTTGACCAAGTGATTGTTGCTGATGCAGATATTGTGGCAACATTAGATGGCACTTGGATACAAACATCATATAACACATTAGGTGGTCAACATTTGCTTGGTGGCACACCGCTTAGAGGAAACTTTGCTGGCAAGGGTATGGTTTATGATTCGGAATTAGATACGTTTTATCAATCACAGCCATATGAAAGTTGGACATTAAACACGACTACTTTCTTGTGGGAACCGCCAACAGCACTGCCATCTGATAGCAATGAAGTTGCGTATGAGTGGAATGAAGAAACACAAACGTGGGATATACAGCAATAACCATAGCGGATGCTGACTGATGAACGAGGAACATAAAGTCATTGTTGATGTAGCGGCTGGCACAGGAACAGTAGCGGCTTGGCTTGAGATGGCACCAGATGTGGTGGCTGTGTTCACTGGCTTGTGGGTTTTGATTCGTATATGGGAAACCGATACGGTTCAAAAGCTAATCAAGAAAGATGTTTAAGGCAATTGTACTAGCCTGTGCAATAGCTAATCCAACAGACTGTGTAGAATTTCACGATGTGCGTGGCCCGTATATGACGCAAGAGGAATGTGAAGAACGGGCATTTGAAATGGCGAGGGATATTGGCGAGAAGTTTAATGATGTCATGGCGAAAGCATGGCGTTGTAAACCACTACCGAAAGGCGTCTTATCCACATGGAACCCATCACTATAGCCGCAGCCGTATCAGGTGCAACAGCGGCCTTCAATAGCATAAAGCAGATGATAGCAGCGGGGCGTGACATGGAGTCCTGCATCACTGACGTATCGCGTTGGATGAAGATGGCATCTGACGTTGACCAGGCTACCAAGCAATCCAAGAACCCACCGATATTCAAGAAGCTGTTTGCCGCTGGTTCCGTTGAGGAAGAAGCACTCGCAGCCTATGCAGCTAAGAAGAAACTAGAAGCCCAGAGACAGGAACTGAAGACGTTTCTGAACATGTCATATGGGCCACAAGCCTGGGCTGATTTGATACAGCTAGAAGGCAAGATAAGAAAGCAGAGACAGGACGCAATATATAAACAACAAGAACTCAGACAACGGATAGTGGAAGTGATTGCTATAGTGATACTAGGATTACTAACGGGGACAGCATTGCTATTCATATTGTGGATGGCTTTCAGTTAATGTATTGAGTACCACAACGGGACTTATTGGCGAATACATAGCAGCCGCAGTCGTGTTATCATTAGGCTGGCGGGTGTCTTTGGCCCAGCAAGATAAAGTTGATTTAGTGGCATGGAAAGATGATGAATATATCAGGATACAAGTTAAGGCTGCGAAGATGTCTTTGGAGAAAGGCCGCAGAACTCCGAGTTACCATTTTCAAATTGGGAGTGGATGTAAGACTAAAACTGTACCGAATGAGAGAGACTATGACATATTATGCTGTGTGGGCTATGACCACCGTAAAGCGTTGTTCTTGCCAGTTCACCAAGTGCAACAAAAGTCTAAGCGTTTGTCGCCCCAGCTTTTTGATGCGCCTAAAGCAGAACTGCACTCGTTTAATAAAGCGTTGGCGACAGTAAGGGCTAACAAGAATGGCTAAAGCATTACTAGAATACAAGATTATACCACGGCTGATGATGCTGGCGTTTACGCTAATGGCTTGGAATGTATGTGAATGGTTCATGGCACTAGGCTCAGATGCGACTACCCAGCAGACAGCCTTTGTTAGTACCATTGTCGGCGCGGCTACAGGTGCGTTTGCAGTATGGTGCGGGAGTGAAGCAAAATGATACAGTTACTAGGTGTAGTTGGTAGCCTTGCCCAGACATTCTTGGAAGGCAAGGTAGAGAAGCAGAAAGCCAAGTCAGAGATAATGAAGACTGCTGCCCAGCATGATTCCAAATGGGAACTCATCATGGCAGAGTCAACCCAGTCTAGCTGGAAAGATGAGATTATAACGATTGTTGTACTGATTCCGTGCGTACTTTCATTCGTTCCTGGTATGGAAGAACTTGTCAAAGCTGGCTTCCAACGGCTAAATGAACTGCCGGATTGGTATCAGAATATATTGTATGTTACTATCCTTGCAGGACTAGGACTCAAAGGTATGGATAAGTTTAGGAGAAAGTGATGCCAGGGAAAGGTCTATATGCGAACATACATGCCAAGCGGAAACGTATCAAAGCTGGTTCAGGAGAGAAGATGCGCAAGCCTGGAAGCAAAGGCGCACCAACAACAAAGGCGTTCAAGCAGTCGGCAAAGACAGCAAAGAAGCGGAAGAAATGATGCCATACAACAAGTACAGCCCGAAGCAAAAGCGTTTAGCGGCGGTGGCAGCACCGCGTAAAAAGATTACTGGTGCAGACTTAAAAGCAGTTAAGAAAGCTAAGAAGAAAAAGAAATGAGTTACTATCTGTCGCCTAACTTTACGTTAGAGGAGATGGTTAAAAGCCAGACTGCTGAACGTAAGGGCATACCGAATACGCCAGAACTGCATCATATTGAAGCAATGGAGGCGTTGTGTGAAAACATATTACAACCGATTCGTGATGAGTTTGGGCCGTTTATGGTGTCATCAGGATACCGCAGCCCAGAGTTGTGCATTGCTATTGGCAGTAGCTTAGACAGCCAACATGCCAAGGGTGAGGCGGCAGACTTTGAGGTTCCAGGCATAGACAACTACGACCTAGCCAAATGGATAGAAGACAATCTCGACTATGACCAGCTAATACTTGAGTGCTATACAGGCGGAAACTCAGGCTGGATACATTGCAGTTACAGTGATGAACCACGCAATGAATCACTGACCTACAACAAGCAGAACGGATACGTTCACGGGCTGAAGAAAGATGGCTAGGAAACCTATCTCAAAGAAGACGCTGAAGTGTAACAAGCCTCGCCGCACTCCAGGCCACAAGACTAAATCACATGTGGTTAAGGCGTGTTCTGGTGGCAAGGAAAAGATTATCCGCTTTGGTCAACAGGGCGTATCTGGTGCTGGCAAGTCACCTAAGACTGCAAAGCAAAAGGCAAGGCGCAAGTCTTTCAAAGCGCGTCATGCCAAGAATATTGCCAAGGGTAAAATGTCGGCAGCTTATTGGGCCAACAAGGTCAAGTGGTAGCTAGAATACAGGTGGCCCGAACACCCGTTCCTTAATTTCATCAGCAAGTATATTGCCAGCTTTTAGTAGCATTTCAACTTCTTCTGACCTCTTGCGCTTGTCTAACTGCATGATTGTTGAATGGTCACGGTTTAGAACCATACCTAATTTGGGATAGCTGCATGTTGTGTGTTCTCTAGCTAATAGCACGAACAGTTGCCGCACTTCTGCCATATCTCTTTTGCGTCCATCTCTGCGTATTTCGCGTAGGGTGTACCCAGTTAGTTTAGTAACTATCTCCTCAATATGAAGCGCGTCTAGTTCGCGGCAATATCGTTTCCAATGATTAGGAGTGGTCATCTCCTGCGTTGTTTTTTCGCTAAGTGTCTTCCCACATTTGAAAAATTGAATTATGTTTCCCATAATTACCCTCCTGATTATGTTTCTCTATGAGGCAGCTTTTCTGTAGTGAATGGCAGTATATCTTACCGTTACCAGCTACTACCCAGCCGCCCTCTTTGACATAGTGTGACGCATCGCAAAAGCTACACAGTATCCTGTTTGTGTTAGCCTTCCTCTTTGCCATGTCTTATCTCATGCACACTACGATGTATTAATTCCTGCGCCATATTCAGCTTCTGTTCAACATTCATATGCTTGAAGTATGACTCTCCATTGATGGTTAGTAGCAGTCCATTTGGATAGACCGCTACCAACACTTGTGCTTTAGAATGGGATGGAATCGTCATCCAGCATAATCCGTGGCTTTTCCACGGTCTCAGCTATCTTCTTAAACCCACCCTGCTGTACGTTAGCCGATACGCTATCAGCCGCATTGTAGTCTCTGTCCAGAGTGCGTTCATTGATTACGATATCCATAGACCCGTCATCATTCTGGAATACAGAGATGCTGTGCCGTGTGTCCTTAGACAACACTAGGTCAACAGGTTCCTTGCCTTTGTATGGCTTCCAGTTGCTGTTGCCGTGTGTGGCTTTCTTGTCTGGGTCATTAGGGAATACACGGATGGTTGTAAGTTTATTGAGGGCCATTAACTGTCTCCTTTACTTAGTCTGTCCTCATGCTTCATAAACAATTCCAGTATGTGCTTGGCACGTTCTGGATTGCGCTTCTTAATCTCTTGTATCTTTGGTTTCATCTCCTCAAATAGCCCATGAACTTTAGAAATGTGCCGCGCCTGTGTCAACCTGGACGACATGTCCATGTAAAAGGCTTTGTCATACCTTTCATTCTGCGCTTCCATATCATCATCGGAGAGTCGGTCAGACGGGGCCGGAGATGTTTGACTTGGAGGGTCTTCCTCGACAGCCGCCGCCTGAACGGGTGTTGTACCAGCTTCTTTTGCATCGTCAAGATGTTTTTGCTTGCGAGGTACAGCTTCCATTTCATTAGCTGATGCGTACTCACCGCCGGACAAACCAAGGCTGGCTAGTGCGCGGCCTATAGCTGATGTCTCAGCGTTTTCCAAAGCAGATGTAGTATTCACATGGCCTTGGCCTCGTATTTCTTCAGCCATACCAGAACCAACGGTGATACCGTCTGCGTTTGTTACGATAGCTTTAACCACCACACGATGCCCATCATCTACCAGTATCTTTGTGTCGATACCAAAGTCTGCGCCTACTGTGCGGCGAAATGCCTCAACACGATGCACCACCTGTAGGTACATCTTGCCGCCCTTTTGTTTGATGGCGTGGTCTTTGTGTAGTTCATTGACCAGCCCCATTGCCTCTTGAATATTACTCATTGTCGTTTGCCTCTTGATAGTCAGTAATAGCTTTCATAAAAGACGCAAGCATTGTGTGCAGTTCATCAATACTTTTCTGCATATGCGCCATGTCTTTCTCTAAACGGTTAAGCCTTTCAGATGTAAAGTCGATAGCTTGTGCGTGTTGTGCTTCTATCTCAGTCATGGTTTACCCTCGCCAATCTCATTGCTTGTTCCAAATCTTCCATGGATTCTTTGATAGCACTTTGTGCATTTAACATCATCTTTAGCTGACCATGTAGTCGCGGTACAATTACTGCTAACTTGTCCTCATCGAATCTGTACTTAGTATTATATGCAGCATTGCGGCATCTTAATCTGTAGCCATGGTCAAACAGGACTTGTTCAATATGACTGATACTTTTCTTTCCAAGATTAGGTATCCTGGACAGTTCCATTCTAGTCATTTCGGCAAGGTCTTCTAGCGTGACCATGTTATTCTGACGCAAGGCGTTTTTAGTTATTACCATCAAGTCTGTATCAGTTATCCTTTTATTCTGCCTCATTGTTACCCCTCCGTAGTTCATAGTTAGTCCTAATACATTCTATGCACCCGCCATTTCGCGTGTCGCGTTCAGCAACATGACCGTGCTTGCACATATTGCCAGTAAAGTATCTGCTTAAACCCTTTGTCCTAGCCTCTATCCTAGTCATAATCGGTATATTAAGCTGATATATCTCTGGTATGCGTAGTGCCTCTCGTATTTCTGCGTAAGTTGGTACGTTCATTCTGCCCTCCATGCTTGCTTGGCTATGTCTAATATCTCAGGGCCGTGACGCTGGGCTATCTCAGCATAGTCAGGCGTTACCATACCAAACAGTTTCTTCCAGTTACCATTCGCAGCCTTCATAAGATTCTGTAACACAAGCCAACGCTGTACGATTGATTCATACATTTCCTCAAGCACGGCTGGTCTCAACATGTCACAGTTTTCATGTGTGGCTAGGTGATAACCCTCGCCTGTAACAAACAGCAGGGCTGGTGTCAGTCCTGTGCCTTTCCAGTACACGGCCTGTTGCATTACCTGTTGCATAGTCGGTTCTGTCTTAGGCTTTGGTACGCGCCATGTCCTTGTGCCATCTTTCTTTGGCGGGTTGGCTAGTGGCAGACTGCACTTCAAATCAATCTGTCTGGTGTCATCCGCAAAGTCCAAGAACATAATAGTAGGTATGTCGATGCGGTCATCTTTGAATGTGCGCTGGTATTCGCCTACCAGTTCCACATTCTTACCAAAGTATTCTTCAAGCCCTTCGATGGCATACCGTATCATCTGCGGGATGACATCTTTACATGCCTCATATACATCAGCATCCTTGCCGCCATCCCATTTAATAGGCGTGTAGTTGATGTACTCTGTCATGGCATGTCTGATAGACTCATCAATAGACAAGCCCTCTTGCTGGCCTCTGACAGGCGAATAATCATGCAACCCAAAGTAATGGTCACATCCTTCCTGTACTACCTGCCCAGCACGGGGACGGGCAGACATAGGAAAGTTCATCTTGTATTCCTTGCGGAGATACAGCTTGAAGATATTTTCATAGGTGTTTTGTGTGCCGCCGGATGCGCTGTTGTGATAACAGCCAAACTCCTTGCGGTAGTCCGGTATAGTGTATTCCATTTGACCCTCCAGAAAGTGAGAGACAGTAGCTGTGACATGCTTATCCCAAAAGAACCATCAATGGAGTTGCTACCGTCTCTCTAGATTGTGTTACCACCCTGTAGACAATCTGTCAACACTGTATTATCATGCAGGTATGTATTTAAAAGATTACATTAAAGAACAAAGACTTAGCATGAGGCGGTTTGCTAGTAAAGCTGGCTTGTCTGTCTCTGCTGTGTCTCTCATTGTTCGTAACAAGCGGTTTCCCCAGCCGGAAACTATGCGGCGTATCTTCTTGGCAACTGATGGAAAGGTGAAAGCTGATGACTTCTTCAAACAATACCACGGACAATGAAGATGAATGGGTAGAGTGTCCTGTATGTGGCGGCGAGGGCGAGTATGAAGTTGAGTATGCTGTAGTTGACCATATGAATGGCGGGTACTTAGCGGCAAGCATAGAACCTTGTGCATTGTGTGATGGCTTTGGTCGTGTACCGCCGGAGGATGCAGACAGTATGCTTATCCAGATAGACTTAGAAGGTGGTAATTACTATCACTAAATGGATTTGCAGATACGCATTGGCTGATGAACCTGTGCCGCAAGGCTGGGAATGTAACCCAATACAGGGATGGCACGGTGCTGAAGGCCGTGTGATATGGAGTAAGCAAGTGAGGGACAGGCAGAAGGACGACTTTTATCCAACGCCATTGGTAGCTGTTGAAGCACTGATGGATGTTGAAAGTTTTGAGGGTGGTATATGGGAACCAGCTTGTGGTGATGGTGCTATCTCTGAACCTTTCTCGCACTACTATTCAGTGACTAGCACTGACCTAAACGACTATGGCTATGGTAAATCTGGCGTGGACTTTCTTATGGAGTCGCGGTTGCTTGCGCCTAACATAGTTACGAACCCACCATACAAACATGCTGAAGCCTTCATACAAAAAGCTATCAGTTTACAAGCTAGAAAGCATTGCTGGTTATTGCGCCTGTCGTTCTTAGAAGGCAAGCAAAGGCGCGTTTCTCTGTTCGATTCGCATAGGCCAGCTAGGGTGTGGGTTTTCTCTCAACGTCTAACTATCTGGCGCGGTGATGAAAAGCCTAGCGGTAGCGGCACGACTGCTTACGCTTGGTTTGTTTGGGATGGCAAGGCAACAGATACAAAGGTAGGGTGGATATGACTAATTCTAGGCAGAAAGGTGCCTCGTTTGAACGAGAGATAAGCAACAAGATAAATGAATGGTTCCAAGAATACACGGGGTATGACATCGAAGTGAAGCGAGACCTAGAACAATACCGTGCGTCTGACCACGGGGACATCATCGGGCTACCAGGGTGGACGATTGAGTGCAAGCGATACAACAGCCATGGTTCTATCTATTACAAGCGTGAATGGTGGGAACAGGTTGTCACCGCCTCACTGCGGGATGGCACACAACCCGTTCTGATTTACAAGTATGACAGGCAACCTATCTGCTGTGTTGTCTTTCTCTCTAGCATCAACGCCGACTATGCTGGCAAGCAGGATACGGTGATAATCCCTTTCTCTACTTGGTGTATGCTGGCGGCAGAATCGTTATGCGACAGTGATTTATGAAAAGGGGGTTGACAGCTTTTTCGCTGTTTGTATAATCCGCATTAGCGGTGTTTAATAAAACTTGCTATGCTAAACTTGTTAAATAAAACCTGATTGTTGATATAAAAAATCTGGATGTATAACTTGCTATGCACTGCAAGTTTTATATAACTTGCTATGCATAGCACGTTTTCCTTTCTCTATTTTTCGTCCAGTTCGATAGCATCCAATAACAGTTCGACAGTCCTGTTTATTGGCACCTCGCCTGATTCATAATACTGGACAGTTCTAAGCGATAACCCCAGCCTTTGTGCAAACTCGGTTTGGGTGTAGCCTAGAAATTGCCGCCTCGTTTTGAAATCTGATGGTGTCATTTCTCTGCTAGTCCTCCAAGCCCATAGGCTGTTTGCGCAATAGTTCTTCTCGTATGCTTTCCGTGATTGTAGCCACACCCACATCCAGCAAGTCCATGTCATGCTGGTGTATCAGATGCCGCATGTGGTTTTGTGCTTTCTCTACTGAGTCGAACACTTCCCAAGATTGAACTTCGGTTGCTGGGCCTACCGCATCTCTGCGATAGGCTACTGTTGCGAATACTAGGTACATTTCTAAGCCTCCTCTGTTAATGACCATGAATGGCGGCAGTTGGTCTGCCAGTTGTCTTTGATACGTTCACATTCATATACCGTGCAAGATACCTTGCCCGTGATGTCGTCTAGCCATACGTTTAGGTCAAACATCCTTTCTCCTATCTGTATGCCATACCACAAGTCATCCTCACCGTTTGATTCGTAGTTGTGTTTCCAGTCGTCTAGGCAGGTGTCGTTGTAGTAGTCCAACAGACCTGCCCTTTCTCTGCTAGATAGAACCAAGTCAAATCCGCTATCATAGTTGTCAGACATGTCTATGCCTCCTCTTTTGGAAATGCGTTGTGAATTGCCCAGAAAGCGCGTTGCAGGTTGCGCGGCGTGTCTGGGTCGTACAGGTCATAGCTTTCTGACCATTGCTGTTCAAACTCTAACAACGCCGCCCGTGCTTTCTCTACTGCTTCTAGCTGGCTTTCTGTCATGTAACCCATAGCCATGCGCCTATCATGTTGCGCTTGTTCATATGGTGTCATGTTTTCATAGTGTTTTGGTCTCCCTAACTTAGCCATTGTTTAACCCTCCTATGCGTTTAATGGCGATTTAAAGCCCACTGACAGGCCTTTGCCCGTCAATGGGTAGGTTTATGCTATCGGCTAGCTATGCCAGCCCATACAGCGGCTATGAGGCCGCCATAAAGCAGTGCCACTTGTGCGGCAAATGCGCTTGTCGTATCCGGCACCATAGATGCGCCAACGATAACGGCTAAACAGCCAATGAATATAAACAGCTTTGCCATGGTTAATCCCTCCAGTTTTGCGGTTGCATGACATAGCGGTCAAAAAATGCTTTCTCTAGCCGCTTATATTTGCTTGGTCTGCCGCCTATGTACTGGTCAAGCCAGCGTCTGCCGTGTTTGTCTGTTCTGGCATAACGTGCCGCTAACCAAGCATTGATTGACAGGAATCTATCGGCGTTTATGTTGTGCTTTCTCATTGGTTGCCCTCCTACAAAATCCCTCTTACACGCAGAATAGATTTCAATTCATGCAGTTTGCGTGTTTCTTCTGGTACTTGTTGCGTTCTTAGCTGATAGGCATCACTCAATAAATCGCGTTGCCTCTTACTGCCCTCCGCGCAGTAATACTCAGCCAATGTCTCCAAGTGTACTATTGCTTTAATTGCTTCATTGCGTGTCATTGTCTGCCTCCCTATTTGCATGACCATAATTCGGCTAATGCGTCATCTAGGCCTAATGCGTCACCATAATAATAGGCCTCGGCTTTATCGCCCCACCAATAGCCCTCTATAGTTTTGGTGCGTGTGTTAATCCAGATATTAGGGCCGCCATAGGCGACTAGCACCCTTGCGCCTAGGTATTCGCCTTGGCTATTCACGGTGTATTCAATATCCAACGCATCCGATAAATAATCGTAGGCGTTGCAAGATTCCTCTGAATCATGCGTTTCGTATTCGCCGGAATCAATCTGTTCTGCAATGTCTTTGCATTGCTGAAATAGCTGTTCTTGTGTGTCTATCTTTTGCATTGTTTAACCCTCCAAGGTTGTTGCGTTGTCGGCTTGCGCCGCATGGTATGACCCCGCAAGGTCAAGCCATGAGGCGGCACGGTTGCCCGTGCCAGCCGTTGTTATATTCTCTCCCCTGTTTTTTTCCAGTGAGTCCATTTAATCATGCGAATGATACTCAAGATATCGTCGCTATCTGTTTTTCTTGATATATATTTAGCGATAATAAAATCGGTTGATTTGCCAGCCAATATATCTTTTTTAATGTTGTTTTCCATTGTTTAGCCCTCCGATTAATAATTGCTTATGCGCTTTGATTGCAGATAAGTTGTGCTATGCAATCCCTCGCCGCGTGCAAAGTTTGCTTTGGCCTGTTGATGACTAGCGGCGCGGATATATGCGCCATTGCTTGTGCCGATATAGCTAACAAAGAAAAGCGGTTCGGTATTGTATTTGGTTTGGTATGACATTGTTTAGCCCTCCAGTGTTGATTCGATTAAGGGTGCAAAGAATATGACCAAGCCAAGAACGGCAAAGCCAAGCGGAAAGAATAGACCGTTAGGGAATCCGATAGTCGCATCTGCAACAGATGCAACCATCATCACAAGGCCAATAATCATAAGCAGGATATTGTTGAACATTGCGCCGCCCTCCTATGCGAATGTTGCCGCGTTGCGTATTGATACTGCAACGGGTGTTTGGTCTGTTTGGTAATGGTGCTTTAAGTATTCGATAACAGCCACAAGGTCGATATGGTCAAGGCCTTTATCAGTCTTGTGGTGCATAAGCGTTGTGTAAATGTCCAACGCGATATCATGGTTTGATGATGATTCGATATAGTCGATTTGCATTGTTTGACCCTCCAAGTAAAAACAAGCGATAAGGTCTAGATAATGCAAGGCTTGCGTATTGTCAACACATAAAAACAAAAAAAGTTTACACCTAGCAAAGAAATCGGTTTATATAATATAAG